TCTTGAACTAACGGATACTTGTACTGGAGTTTGTTCTTTGCGATATAAAAATTATAAAGCAAAGTTCCACGAACATGTAGAGGGGTGCCCTTTGTATACACGGTTCCTGACGCTTTGAACTTGCGTAAGCCATTTACAGACCTTGGAAATGCTATGTCTTCAGGCGGTAACGAATTGAATTCATCCTTGAAACTATCTATAAAGGATAGCAAGTCGCTTTCTGTGCCATTCATCATAATGTTAATAGCATCTTTAATGGCAGCACGACATGGTGCAGGTGTCGAAGATTTAACTGCTTCGATCCCCATCATTTTCAACTTAGGTTTGTTGTATCTTACACCTTCTGAGTCCCATACATTGAGCATGTATCTTTTCTTTGCTGTCCAGATACCACTCGATGCAATGTTCTCACGTTTCATGATCATCTTCTGGTCATAGGCACTGACATATTGTGCCAATTCTTCGTAAGAACTTTGAATATAAGGCTCAAGTTCCATTTCACTGATCTTGTTAAGGAACCCAACAACGCTCTGATCAGTTTTCTCTCTCCCCTTGTATACAGTCTCGACCAGAGGACCCATATTGAGGTAGATACTATCAGTATCACTAGCAATGACATAATCTTCTCCTTTTGTTTTCAGTACCCTATTGAGGTACTCATTCATTTTGTTTTCAATCCACCTAATGCTGAACTGACCACCATAGGTAATTGCTTCAGCATTACGTAAATTATAATATCTAAAATACTGATTGCCAATAGCACCATAGGCACTGTTAAGTTGGATCTTACGTGCCATCTGAATGTTATTAAATTTACTAATATCTTTTTCTAATTTAGCAGATGGGTTTCTCTCATAATCATCCTTTGCCTTGAGCATCTTTTTCTTATACAACGTACGTTCATTGTATATTTTCTGCATGATCTCAGGTAAGAATCCATGTATGTCTTTACGATATTGTGCACCATTAGGTGCTACACAATATGTACCTTCTATCTTGATTTCCTTAGCGAGGAGTTTATCAACGGTAGCAGTCGGGTGTCGTCGTTCAACGAGGGTTTCTGGGGAAATATTATACTGCATAATAAGGTGAGGGTACAAGCTGTTGAGATCAAAATTGACCACCCAATTATAGCGTCCTGGTATCGGTTCCTTGACATAAGCACCTTCGTATTTTTCATTCTTGTCTGATCGTTTTGCGGGTGGGACAACTACACCTTTGTCTTTCAGAAAATTATAGATGATGGTGTCCCACATCCTCACCTGATAATATACATCTCTGATGTTTACCTTAGCATCATATGCTAGAGCAATAGCAAGTTCTATTAACTTCATCTTATCCTCTAGACGAGACACAAGTTCCACGTCAAGGATGTTGTAGTCAATAAACTTCTGCCAATCTTTTGTATAGAAATCTTTGAAGTTCTCGAACTCGTTATGATCTAATTTTCTCTGTCCCAATTCCACAAATGCTATGTGGTCAAGACGATATGATTCTTGATTTGTATAAGTAAATTTCTTATAGAGATCAAGATAATCTACAACATTAATACCATACATGTTGTACAGTATTTGGTTACGACCTTTTATTTCCATCTCCTCTCGATGCACGATGTTCCATGGAGACATCTGCTTCATTTCTTTTTCACCAAACAACCTTTCCATACGTCCACAGATATATGGTACATCATAAAGTTCTACGTTCCACCCCGTGAGAATATCTGGGAAATTAGTAATCCAATAGTCAAGAAAAGCACGGAGCAAATGTTCTTCACCGTCACATAAAATATAACGAACATCATCTCTAGTGTTTTTATACGGTTTCGTACCCCATACGATGATCTTACGTGTGATATAGTCTTGGACTGTAATGCTAAGTAAAGGTTCCGAGCATTCCTGCACGTTAGGAAAGCCATTTTCACATGCCACCTCGATATCAAGAGATGTAACCTTAAGACTTTTAAGGTCGTAATCAACTTCTTTCGGAAACTCTTTCGAGATGAATTGATAGAGATACCTGTCATAACCATGAACCTCGAAATTTTGTACGTCAGCGTACTTCTCTCTGAAAGCACGTGCTTCTTTGATTGATTCAAACCTTATTGGTTTGGCATACCTACCATCAAGAGTTTTGTGCTTAGTCTTTTTATCTGTGACAATAAAAAGCGTTGGAGCAAACTTAAACTTACGTTGGATACGTTGTCCATTCTCGTAACCAAGGTAAAGTAAGTTGTCTCCAACCATTTGTATGTTTGTGTAGAAACTCATTTAGTAACGATCTCGTATTTCTTTTTGATTTCGTTTGTAGGTTCTACTATTGTAGCAAGAGTTTCAGAATATAGCAATACGTCTGTGTCAGTTGTGTAACGTGGCCATGGTTCTAGTGTGCCATCATCCTTTATCAGGTACGGATCCTGTAGGTGGCAATTCGGTTCCTCCTCCAGTTGTTCCACCTTCGATATTAGGTGTATCCCCGATCGTAAGATCACTACCATCACTTCCATCATCATCCTCCAATAATTTTTCTGCTTCTGCAAACAGTTCTTCCATGTCTAAATCATCACCACTACCACCAGCAATGGCATCTTCATGAGCTTTAAAATTCTTTTCATAAACTTCTTCTTTAATAGCTTCCACATATTGTTCAGCAATAGAATCAAGAGGATCGTATGCTGTTAATACATGATGACCAGGTAAGAAAAAATCTTGATCCTTACTCAAAGGTGCCCATGGAAACCATGATACTTGATAACCCTTCTTTCTGTCAAGTATAATACCTTCTTCATCAGAAACAATATCTAGTCTAAAAGGTTTATGTAACTTAAATCCAATAGCATCTTTTGTCTCAGGATCTACAAGTTCTTGTGCATCACATATAACTTCTTCACCTGATTTCAATAACAAAAGTTTTACGGTCATTCTACGTTGCCACCCATTTTCTGTACGTTAGTAATATATGTATCACGCAAACTAGGTACAGGATCAAGAATGGTTACAACCATATTATGATTTACAGGTATTCTAGTTTCTGGTGTTAACGGACACCATGGAGAGTAATGTACTTTAACTTCTGGATCTGTAACGATACCTGTACTATCAAGTTTAGGGTTATCATAATCTACCTTATATGGGAAGTTCATGATGTATGCCTGTCTTGCACCACTCTCTTTATCTACAGCTTCCTGTAGATCACATATAACATTATCACCATTAAAAAGAACAACAACCTTCACTCTGTCTGTGTTGACTAAAGGTTGTTTTGGTGTTGGTGGTGTAATGTTTATTGGTTCTTTTTTTGCTTTTCTTGCCATTGCAAAATACTCTTTCTTACATTATAAAGGAGGGATCAACATTTGTCAATCCCTCCTATGTAGGTTACTAGATAAAGTCCTTTCTAGCGTGATGTTCTGGAACTATCTTTCCCAATCGTACCACGAGCAATCCGTCTGTGAATTCGACTCCTCGTATTTCGGTATCATCTGAGAGTGACCAGACCCTAGAGAAGGAGCGAGCGGCCACTCCTCTATGTCTAAACGTTCCATCATCCTCCTGTTTTTCTTTGCTGCCTTCGACATGTAATTTTCCAAACTCCGTAAAGACTTTGAGCTCATCTTTTTTGAAGCCCGCCAAGGCAACCTCCAACCTCGATTCAACATTGTTAATTTCAATTATGTTATAGGGAGGATAGTTTGAAGTAGTATCTACTCCGTCCCAGAATCGATTGAGGTAATCATCCATGCCTATGCTGTTTCTCGCAATCTTCTCCATTAGTTCTGGAAGATTGGCAGCATGATATCTTGCTAAGTTAGTCATTTTAGTTCTCCTTAAATAAGCGAGTGTTAATTTGTGTACCCGAAGCGTACACTACTATTTAAGCACGAACTATAAAAATACGTTATGGTATAAACCGATACTATAAGTACGGTTAATCCTCCTTCTTCTTTCCGATGTTGTATTTACTTTCTAATGTCCAATCTCCTTTCTCTTTATATGCTAGAACTTTGATTTGACTTAGAGGTGCTACATCTGCTATAACTTCTTTAGCGTTGATGGATATTAATCCCCAATCACTAAGCAACTGTACTATACGATTCCTACGTTGTACGTCATTTGAACTTAAGTTTGCTTTCTTACCATCAAGTGCAAACAGTTCTTTAAAATGTACAATGTAGTATCTACCTTGCTTATGTAATATGTGACACGATTGATATAACTTCTTCTCTTTTCTAGACGCAACACCTATCCTCGTTAATGTTTCGCGTACCTTTAAAAAATCATCAGGTTCTTTTAACCCGACTTCAACCATACTTTCGGCAGTCCATTGGACTTCTTCGATCGCATTCATCTTCTTCCTCCCATGTCATATTTGTGTCGTAAAGATTCAATTTGAGATTTGGTTAGAAGACTTAATGCGACCTTTGCTTTCTCGTTACTATATCCATAGTGTTTTTTGA